ACCTACAAAGACAGAAGTTACTACAGTAGGCATGGACGGAAAACTTACTTTAACAGATAGAAAAGGGAGAGTAATCAATGGAACTTAATTTTAATCTAAAAGAAGTAAACGAACTTATTAATTTTCAAAGGATTAATGGGCATTCATTAAAGAAACCTTACGCAAAATATTTACCAGAGGGGGAGGACAAAACTTGTCCCCCTTCTCTATTATTAGTGGGCGACCAAGGTGTTTATCTAATGAACCATTCTAAAAAAACTATGCCTAGAAAAGATGGAGAAGGTAAAAAAGAGGGTTGGTCACAAGTTGTTTTTGCAGAAGAATGCAATCCTCATAAATTAGATTTTGATGAATGGAGATACAACAAACAAGATTCTTTTGGTGGTGATGATGGTTGTGAAATTTACCCTATTAGAAATTTAGAAATAATGTGTGAAGATTACTACAACAAAAAGGGATTACCAAAGAAAGGGTATGAAGATTTTTTTACAATAGAACTTTCACCAAAGAGGTTTTATTTAAAAGGTATTAAAAGGAGCAAAAATAATGATTAGTAAATCTATGATGAAAAAATATTTTGATAGATGGACTGATAGTAGTTATAGCAACGATGTTATAACTACTAGTATCGGTTACAACTATATAGATGAAAAAGAAGATTATGAAATGCAGTTATACTATTTAGAAGATCCTACAAATAAAACTAAAGAGCAAGAAAGTTTAGGGGTGTATTCATTATTAATGAGAAAAGATAGTGTAGTCATAAGTGGGGGAACATCAAATCCATATGACATAATTGAAAGCGATGATCATTTTGAATATCATACCGATAGTTTTGTACATTTGATGAGAGTATTAAGAAAGTTTTATCCCGACTCTGTTGATGAAAAGAGAATGACAATGGAGAGAAACTTCATTTGTGATATGTCCAATATTTTGCAAGATTTTTGCAAGTTTAACAATTTGCCTTATAAATCTGCCGATGATCTATTGTATGGTAAGCACGAGAAACCGATTTCTTTTACTAAAAAGCAAAGGGATTTTTTAATATCTTATATGTCCATGTGGGACAGAGGTGTTGCATGAGTAAAAAATATTATGTAAGCGAAAGTGTATTTATAGAGGTATCGTGTGATCTTGCCGAAAAAATGATGAAAGAACGATTAGGGGATAAATTTCCCCTAATGTTCGAGGATCATGGAAACAGTTACAATGCAGAAGGTCAAGAACACTTCAATCAATTGTACGAGCAAGTACAGAACATTATTGAAGATGCAGATATTGTCCCGAACGATATTAAATTGGACAAAGAAAAAAAGTTTAAAGATTCTGTAAAAAGATATGTAGAAGGTGACGATAGTATTTGTTTAAAAGAAGAATTAAAAACTTTAGAGGAGAATTAAAATGCAGATTGAATTACACAGATTAAAAAATGCAGTTAAAGATATCAAGGAAGGTTGGGTTTCACCGAATGACAGTCATACTAAAGCAGAATATAATGGTATGTGTGAGGGACTTGATATGTTGTTGAAACATTTTCAAGAAATTAATGAGGAAAATAAAAGTATATCTATAGAAGATAGATTAGATTTTATAAAAGACGATATATGGGACTTACACGATAAACTTACTAGTATATGTATTAAACTTAATATAGAGGAGGACGAAAATGCCTGAACTAAATTACATAGGTAGTGGAAAACATAAACAATTAGGGTTTGAGTGGGAAGGTTTTTTTATCACCGACCCATTTACTTCTAGTTGTAATAGATTTGAAGTAGACCCGATATCTGAATATGGTTTAACAACCGAGCAAGTAAAAAGACTTAAACAAGAAAATAATTTAGGAGATTAAAAATGAAGTATGAATATGGATTTGAGGATTGGTCGAGAAGTACTGATAGATACACTATAGAATGTGATAGGAAACTTGACCAAGATGAAATATTTTTTGTGATAAATGAAACAGAGGCAACATCACTTTCTGATTATAAGCAGTATGAGGATATAACATCTAAAATACCATTAGATGATGGAAAAATTGCACTTGTGACTTATCACGGAAATGATTTAAGTAATTCAGATTATGAAATAACAAGAGGAAAGGAGAACTTAAAATGAAGTATGAACAAATGTTAGAGAAAGGTCTTGATAAAATATTTGAAGCTTTAGTCGGCGACAATGGTTTAAAGAGATGGACTACCCACCCCGATGAAGGAATGGGTGGCAATGCTATTGAAGAAATAATCAAAGAGATCCACCGACTAAAAGATATTGAGTATAAATATGAAAACCAAAAACTTCGTGAAAGGAGAAAATAATGAGTGAAAACAATATAGCAAAAGCATTTGACGATTTGCAAATTATGTACTTAAAAGTAATTGACCTTATTAAAGATAAAGAGGAGAGAAACATTATTCATTGTTTGTTTCAAGATTTATCAGATAAACTTTTAGATAACCAGAAAGGAGAAAGTAATGCCAAATTGGACTAGAAACGAATTAGAAATAAAATTTCATAATGTGTCAGAAGATACAAAAGAAAGGAGAAAAAGTGTTGATGACTTTTTAAAAAAGGTCACGAAAATAGAAAAGTATGACGATGGTACAAAAAGACAGATACTTGATTTTGAAAAGATAGTACCACCCCCGAAGAATATGTTTAGAGGAAATCTTTCTGATGAGGATAGAAAAAGATGTGAAAAGAAAGGTATCCCGAATTGGTATGATTGGTGTATTGAAAATTGGGACACCAAGTGGAACAGTTGTCATTGTACCATTGATATAGATAAAGAATATTATGAAATTATATCTATAACTTTTAATACTGCTTGGTCGCCACCCGTTCCCGTAATTGATAAGTTAAAACAAATGTTTCCCGATTTACATATTTCTGGTAATTATGTAGGTGAAGCAAATGAATTTGCAGGAGTATTTTAGGGAGAAGTATTATGGGACTTTTTGATGATGCTTGGAAAACATCTGTACATAAATGCAGTATCTGTGTTTTTAGAGCAGATGTTTTAGAGCATGAAAAATATTATTGTCATAAGTGTTATAAAAAACTATTTTTAGAGAAAGGAGAAAACAATGGCTTTCATAGGATATCAAAAAAAAGCTTTAACAGAGGATCATAAAAATTTAAAAAATTATTTTGAGATGTATGAAGTAGATCAATTAAAAAATCTTATTTTAAAAGTTTTTAAAGATCACGAACGATTAACCAAGAGAGGACAAAAAGCATTAGAGGATCTAGTTAATATGTTAAATACAATGGAAGATCTGGAATATCGTCCAATGAAAAATAGGAGAAATAAATGAGTAAGTTTCATGTAACTATTTTATGGGGAGAGAATCCCGGTCCTGAAACAGATTTAGCCGTCTACAGTTTTAAAACATTAGAGGAAAGAAAAGCATTTTTACAAGGTGTAGAACAATCTTTAGGGTGGCAAGGGGTAGATTGGCGAATCCACGATGTGCCGCGAAAGTTTAAAAAAGAAGAATTTGATAATTATATAGGAGGAAATTATGAATAATAAAGCAGAACAAAAACCCGAAGAACAAAAACCCGAACTAATTACTTGGTCTAATGCGATTGATATTTTAGAAAGACACATTATGCACGACGAGTTTATTTCTAAAAGTAGTTTAATAAAAGCATTGGACAGAATTAAAAATGGGTAAAAAAGCAGTAAACTTAGATGACTATAAGAATGTCCCGACCCCCCATAGTAAGATGTTGTATCAGATAGCTAAAGACAAAGGATTAACTATTACACAACTTACTTGGGAAGTGGATTTATCTTATACGTTTGTATTGCAGATATTAAAGGGCGAACAGTTTATGAGTTCAAAGACTGCAACTAGAATAAGAAAAAAATATAACTTTCCCATGTATGGAACATAAAAGATGATAAAAAAACTAAAAGTTTTAGATCTTTTTTCTGGTATAGGTGGATTTTCACTTGGACTAGAATCAACAGGTCATTTTGAAACCATAGCTTTTGTGGAGAATGATGAGTATTGTCAGGCAGTATT